GGACATTGTTTACTTCAACCTCTTTCATCACAGCCTTTTCAATAGCTGCTAGAGATTGTTCGACTTCACTCTTGATCTCAGGAGCACCCTCAATTTGAGCGAGTGCCTGGTCATCGAGTACAAGTCTGAAGAATGGGGAGTTGGGGGGTAGGAGACTTAATAGTAAAGAACTTGCAAGATTATTGACTCCTCTTGCCCCAGTCCCGTTATATGGGCAGGCAAATTTTTTGTGAGATGTTATTCCCTCATCAGGAACTACTGTAGGCAGTGTTAGCCTTGAGCAATCCCTAGCACGTTCCAGAAAAGGATGACGCTTAGTCTCCAATTCTGTGTACAAGCCTTTAGCGTTTTTCATAGTTTAATATCCAACATTAGCACCAGAGCCACCACCGACATTAGATGCCAAGCGTATCTTGAGGGAGCTAGTACCCCGTCTTCGAGCACGTTGAGTACGTCCTTGTTGCCTCGCTGTCGCATTCCCCGCATCAGCCATACTTTCCGCAGTTGATGCTGGCGGAGGTGGGGGTGGTGGCGGAGGAGGTGGCGGAGGTGGGGGTTTAGGGCTGCTCATGCACATGATTATCTCTCCAAGATATTGTCCGATTGCTCTTTAAGGATAGACATAAGATGTTCTACAACTGACCTTTGACCAGCCTTGAAGAATATCTCACGCTCTGTATCTGTAAGAGCAGGTGTTTGTATGGGGAATTGCGTGTCTAACCACTCGGTTAATTCAGGCAAAACCACAGGAGTTGCTTCATATTTCTCATATACTTGTCCCTTATCCATTTTTAATAGCTTTCTTAGCTTCTACATACGCACCCAGCAGGCACACATAGTTCACTATATCTACACAAGTATCCCTAAAACTCTCATCGGATACCTTGAACTCACCTGATTCTGCAAAGGTACTTAACCTGCTGAACTTGTCTGTAAGCCTCACCAAGAACCCACGTTCAGTCGTGCATATTCCCATAGACTCACACCTCGTAAAGTTAGCAAAGGGATGTGTACCTTTATTACCCGCATAGTCTGAGTTCTTGGCTTTCGATAGTTCCCTTGCTTCATTACATATTTCCTCATGGAACTTTAAGTATTCATCTCGTGACATTCTGGTGTCCATAGATTGACCTCCTTAGTCTTCTTATTGTATTCTCCATGCCTTAGAATCCTAGCAACCCTTGCTTGGATCAGAGCATCTTCTTCTGTTAGTCCTACCTTCTCATAGGCAGCAACAACCTCTACCCAGTCCCCATCCTTGAGAACCTTGATAGCGGTCTTAGGGCCAATCCCAGGACAGCCACTGTAACCATCTGTTATGTCACCAGTTAGGGCTTGAGTGAGGTGGGTTCTATTGGCTTGCTCTAGGGATATCTCCATGATCCCATCTTCAGGATGTCCAGGGTTGTACAACTTACCTGGGATGGTCTTCATGTCCTTATCTTCAGAGACAATGATCTTATCTGTTTTATCCTTGGGGTCTGTTGCCAGTATCCCCATGACATCATCAGCCTCTAGGGTATCCCATAGGGCAGTCTTGTAGGTCTCCGCTACATAATCTCTAAGTACAGGGTATACCAAGGGTTTACGTTTACTCTTGCGGTTGTGCTTGTAGGTCTGTAGGACTTCCTTGCGCCAGTTTGCGTGGTCAGTCAGTGTGATTATTAAGTGGTCAGCTTCTAGGTGTTCCTTGATATCTGTCAGCCAAACATCAACTCGTTCCTTAGCAACCTTAGCGTCACCATGTAGTGTCCATATATCGTCTCCCCAATCCCATGCTTCCTCTACTGCTGATGACTCAGCGTATAAAAGAATATCTCCATCAATCAATAGAGTCCGTTCCATCGTGGATATCTCCTGCTTCAGCAGCCATCCTTGCCATTGCAAGTAGGCCTAGTATTGCGTGGTATGCTCCCCCTAAACACATGATTACATCGTCCTCTTTGGCACTCCGCCTGCTGGCTGCAACAATCACAACCTCATCAAACCTTCTGGTCAGCTCGGCAATCAAATCTTTGGTTGCAAAGTATTCTATTGATTCCATAGGTAATTTATCCTTTTGAGTTTCTTTAACTCATTCACTAACGCTGTTCGTTTTGCTGATTTCTTTGGGTACTTGAGGATCTGTAATAGTATAACCGCTTGAGGTAGTTTCTCTTTGAGAAAAGGGAGAACTTCTTTAATACAATTCCTAGCGGTCTCGCCTGTGCAATACCACTCGTAAGCCTGTCGGTGTCCATCCTTAGCAGCCCCCTTCTCTCTTACAGTTCCATCAAATAACTTTTGAAACCAAAACAGAGTAAGTGGGTAGGTGTTTGAGATAGAAACTACAGTGGTGTTGTTGAACCTTAGACAACCTTCAGCGTCCAAATATCCTGCTGCATAAACCATATCAATGAGTTTCTGCCCAGTTCCTTCCGACCTTAGCTGATCCAGCAAGAGGACATCGTAGGTTGAAGTCCCTTCCAGCTTCTTCAATAGATCTTGTGGCCATATTTCCGAGTTGTTCTGCATAGTCCTCCTTGACTGATAATTGAATTTCATCGTGAATGTGAGCGACCTGATAAGCAGTACCTTCAGGTAGCGTGTGAATGTGTTTACAAAGATTGACGGTGGCTTGCTTCATGACCACAGCACCTGCACTCTGGAGTGCTAGGTTCAACGCTGAGTGCTTAGAGCGTACTGGTAGGTGTCTTCCATCGAGACCCCGTAGGTATCCCTTGGTGTCTATCTGGTGAGTGATTACCTTTTTGAATTGACCGATAGCGGGGATCTTATGTAGGAACCTTGCTCTAAGTATACGACCCTCACTGATACCACCATTAACAATAGAGCCTAGCTTCTGGTCTCCTGCACCATATAGATATGCGTAGATGAACAGCTTACTTTTCTGTCTGTCGGGTAGACCCGCAGCGTGTTGGTTCACCGTATGAATATCACCATCACAAACTTCCTTGGCATATTGACCTTTATCATAGTAAGCCAAGTAGTGAGCCAGCATCCTTAGTTCTAATCCACTGGCATCAGCACCCACCAACACATAGCCATCATCAGGTATAAACAAGCTGCGACACTCAACACCATAGGGTGAGGACACCGAAACTACATTTGCCAAATTTGGTCTTTGATGTGAACACCTACCTGTAACAGTACCGTTGGTATTCACTCGACCATGTAACCTGCCGTTCTCTACTGATTTCAACCAGGCTTCTTTACCCTCGGCTAGTTGTCCTAATCTCTTGCCAACCATGAGGTACTCAACCAAAGGTTTAGCCTCATCAAAGGAGAGAGCTGTAAGTATGCTTTCATCAATTTTAGGTTTGCCACCGTTGGTATATTCTTTAGGTTCCCATCCATACTTATCCATGAGACACTTAGCTATCTGGTCTCTACTGCCTGGATTGAATGGGATACGCTTGACCCTTAGTGGGCCTTTAGTAATTGTCTTACAGCCTGCCTTCTGAGCAGCACCCTTAGTATCATAGCGTTCACCTTCGGACTCCCAATAAGCAGGGGTCTTCATAGGAACCTCAGTAGGTGGGAAGATTTCCTGTAGGGTTCTCTCTAGTTCAGCCTTACGATCCAAGAGTTCAGCATGGAGGTTCCTTGCAGCCACAGTATCAAAGGCAAACCCATGTCTCTCTTGTTGGTTCATAATGGCAGCAAAGGCGTGTTCAAGGATCACTGATTGTTCTGAGGGTTCTTCTCTCATGAGATCTTCATACAATCTGTAGGTGACTCTAGTGTCTTGGACACAGTAGTCTTCCATTTCTTGAGACCACTTTGCCCAATCATTAGTTTCGCCAAAGTCACCCTTGTATTCACCCATGCGATAACCCCATGCTTTCAATGAGTGAGCACCTATAAGATTTCTTGGGAAGTCAGCACCACGCTTGAAGTCAGCATCACGAATGTCTGGGTGTATAAGTCGTGCAAGTAATACGGTGTCTCTTAGACAACCTTGCATCTTGAACTTTGGGTAGAGCTTCTTGATTGCTGGTATATCAAAGCCTTGAGCATTGTGACCTACAACTATGTCTGCAAGTTCAATCTCTTTGAGACCTTCTTCAATGTTGTTCTCTTGAGAGTTGTACCTACGGACTTCATCACCTTGTCTTATTACTAAGCAGTGGATTTCCTTGAGGTCACTGAGTTCTCTCCAGTCAGTGATGGCGTTTGTTTCTATGTCAATTACTATCGTGTGCATTTGTATCCTCCAATGTTTCCATTAGAAACGCTGGCGTACCCTCACCAACCCAAGCACCTACTTGGTTGTAGCTCCAGTATTCCAAGGCTTCTTCTTCGCTCATGTCTCTCATTAAAATTTCGATAACCTTCTTGTGGTCATAGATAAGGAACCTGTCGCTGAACCTGAGAACTTCCCCGATGATTGCTTCATCAAACCCATCCATCTTTAGTAAGTCGTTCATATATTCTCCGTATCTATGCCTTGCTCTATCAGCCAGTCTTTAACTTCTGGGATGGCTATAAGTTTATGTTTAAGTCTCCTCAGTAACCTGTTACCTGAGTCACTGGCTGCTTGATGAGACACAGTATGTCCTTCTATCTCACTAAGTCTGTCAGCCACCTCTTGCCATGTGGAGTTCCCTGTTAATCTTGTTCCAATATCCATCGGTTGCTGCTTTCCTGTGTCCATTCGGGCCTCCATTATGTATTCGTGCTAAAGTTTCAAAGTTGTCATCGGGTGCATATCTGTCCCAGTAGTTCATCATTATCTTCTCTGCATACTTCTCATTACATACATCCTCATAACGACCCCCGATGTCCTCGTGCTCCTGGGCATCTTGCCAGTACGCTTCGGATATCTGATAAGGCCCAAGGGATAATCCGTTATCCCCTAGTGCCTTCGATGGGTCTTCGCACCCACCTGTTTCCACACATCGAATGGCATCAAATAGGGAGGTCGGACAAATCATCCACATCGTC